TGATCTCTTTGGTGTCCAGTGTGATCTTTTGCTCTTTCTTCGTCTCGCCTGTCTTGTACCCCTGCGCGCGCCCGTCCGTACCCGTCACGGTATTAAAGGCGTTCGCCCAAACCGTCACACCGTAAATCTTTTTCAGCGTCGCAAAGATACCGCCCGCCGCGTCAAATTTGTCTTTGATCGCGGACACAACCGGGGTCGGAAACAGCACATCCGGGTTCGTGATACCCTTTTCGCGCAGCACGTCACCCCATGCCTTTTTTACTGCGTCGCGGCTCTTCCCGGCACACGCGATCAGCACGTCCGCAAAATCATTCATTGCCGCTTTGCTGCCAAGATAGTCCGGCGCGGCTGCCGCTGTGTTTTTTGTTTTTTCCATTTCCTCAATTCCTTTCTTCGCCAACTCTTCAACCGCTTTTTCTTCTGCGGCGATAGCTTTCTCCATCGTCTCAATCTCGCTTTTCAGCGCCCCGACTTCTGCCGTTGCCGTGTCTACGGCTTTCTGCATTTCGTCGAATTTTTCCGGCTCGACCGATTTGACTTTTTCCGCGAGTTCCCCGGCGCTCTTGATCTTGTCCGCAAGCGCTGCCTGTTTTGCCGTCAATATCTCTTTTTGCTCTTTGATATCCATTTTTCCCCCTCCTACCTGATTCCTTCGATTTGTTTCAAAAGTGATTGCCTTGTATGCTCCTCGGCAACCGCTTTTTTAGCCGCCGCCGTTATTACCTCGGAAAATTCTTTCACGTCCGTGACCCGCGCTTCTTCGTTCGCCGGGACTGTCACAATCGACCCCTCGTAAATTTCCCCCTCTTTGATGTTCCACCCGCCGAACGGTCTTTTTATGTCAACGGGTTCATAATCTTTGACCGCAAACCCGACCGACATAGAATCAAGCGCACCCATTTTTAAAAGTTCGTACACATTCGCCGCTTGCGGATCGGCAAGGTTCAAAAACCCTTTTGCAAAAACCCCCTTATCGTCGTCAGTCAATTCAAGTTTCCCGATCACCGCATCCCGCCGATGGTTATAGCAAAGTGGAACAGTGGATTTTTTTGCGATTGATTTTGCAAAAGCCCCCTTGACAAAAACATCGCTGTCCCGATCCGTGTTGCCGTATGTGGACAAATACCCCTCGAAATGCGCGCCGCCCTCATCGGCTTTTTCAAGCGCCTTTATTGTGTAGCTTTTCTCTCTTACGCTCATTCTTCGTCCCCTCCTGATCTACCGATCCTTACGGCATTCATATTGCTTTCGTACACGTCCCCGCCCTCATATGCGCCGTATCCCATGATTTCCCTTATTTCGTTCGCGCTTAGAAGCGCGCTATATTTGCTCTTGAATGCAAAATCTGATAAGTCTTTAAGGCTCACCACGTCAAATACATCAAAATACACAATCAGCCTGTGCCCCTGTGTCCGCGCTGTTTTTGTAAAAAGTTTGCGGTTTAGTTCCTCGCCAATGATCCGTTGATATGGTTTCAGCACGCCTTGAAAATACGCACGGAATTGGGTTTCTGTATAGCTGCACGTGAATAGCGCTTCGTTGATTCCGAAAGCCTGATACAGCATGGATTTTAAAAATTCCATTTCAGCTTCGGACGCAGTACCATACACATTTTTAAGTTCTTGGAATTCCTCGCCCTGCTGTAGATACCCGATCCCCGCGCTGTTCGCCGCCGCCATGATTGCCGTTACACGCGCTTCCGCCGCCTTTTGTAGTTCGGTGTCCGCCGCTTTTGTCGGTATCTTTAAAAAGCCTTTTAGCTTGCTGTTTTCCTCATTCAGCTTGACCGATAGGGCACGCAAATTATCATCAATCAATTTTGTGATCTGCCCAAGCTGCGCGGACACATTTTGCTTTGCGTTTTCAAAAATAAAAACATTGCTCACATCAACGGTCTTTTCTGTGTCGCCAATAACGATTGTCGCTTTGCCGCCCTCGATCTCAACCACGCCGTCACACAACGTAAGACTTTCAAGCACGCCGCCCCGGTACACGGGCGCGACTACAGCGATCTGATCGCGTATCATTTTGCGCACGACGTTCGACCAGAAGACAAAAGGCGGTTCAATGTCGTTAGGTGACACAGTAAGGCACTGCGCAATGTCAGACATTTCAAACCATTCCATTGTGTCGGGCTGATCTTTTTTCCGCGTGATCCGTACATGCTTGAAGCGCATCTGTGCCACGTCATTAGCTATTTTATTTTGGATGTTTTCAAGAAAAATAGAGTTGCCGCGCCAGTATTGTTCACGGCTTGATAGGTAGTTGACTTGATACAGGCGGGAATGTCTAACACCCAAACCCGATCCTTTTATGCGGTCTAACAAAAACGCAAAGACGTTCGCCAATATACGCACCTCTTGCCGATAGTTATAGCAGCCCGTTTTGTTAGATTTTTGTTGGAGTTTTGTTTGTCTTTTTGTTAGCGTTGTGTGTGAATAAAATCACAAAGGCATTATAACATAAAAATCATTTGTCAAGTATATTATTTAACAAAATAATATTCTAATTCCTCGCGGTTATCTTCATAGCAAATAAAGGCGTCAAGTTGCGCCGCGAACCCATCAATCTTCGCTTTCGCTTGCTGTTTGTTCGGGAAAACATTATTATTCGCGTCGGTCTTGACGAAAACATTCCCGTGATTCCAAGCTACAAAATCATCGTCAAAAATCACATTACCCGCGCCAAGTTTCGCCTTGTACATTTTCAGTCCCGTTGATAGACCTTTTACAGACTGTTGCACACGATAGATTACATCGTCGCCCCATTCACCGACACACAACGCCGCAAACTCGTCAGCTTTCCACATGTCAAGTCCGACCTTGACCACAAGGATTTTATTTTCCCGCACATACCTTTTTACCTCTTCAAAAATATATCCGCGTTCGTTGTGGTCTTTTTCGTGTACGTGCAGTTCTCCGTTTTTCTCCCACACCATATATTGATCGCGTTGTTCTTTCGACCGACTATCGACGCGGACGCGCGGCACAAATTTCAAGGTTTTAAAATACCGCTTATCGCCGTCCACGATCATAAAGCTGACCGCGCAAATGTCGTTCACGTCCGACAAGTCCGCACCGACGACCGCCCGCGCGCTGCGCTCTTCCGACCCGATAAAAAGTTCCGGACGGTACTGCTTACGGTTTCCCCGGCACTCTTCAAGCGTAAAATAGGCAAGGTAGGAATTGACGGGCATGTTAAAAGTTTTTGTCAAAAGTTCCGACTGCTGCACGGGATCGTTTTTACTCATTTCGATATCAAGCGCAACCGTTTCGGGTTCTGTTGTGATCCCCAAAAGCGGCATGGCTTTGACCCACATTACGGGCTTGTGGACTTCCGCTAAGGTATCAAGTTTATATAGCCACGGCATGATCGTGTCGTTGTCGATCTCGCCGGATAAAACCCCAAGCCAAATTTTATAATAGCGGTCAAAGGTTAGATCGCGTTTTGTACCGTTTGTGGTGATGTACCAACTTATCCAATTCCGCCGCTTGCGGCTCGATCCGTCATTGACGATTTTTATAAAATCATCCTCGTACGCTTGTACCTCGTCGAAAACATTATAGTGACAGTTCGTGCCGTCCAGTGTGTCATATTCGGACGTGCTGATCGTAAAAAGCGAATTTGTTTCACGGTACAAAAATCCGTGTTTTGTGTTTGCAAGCTGATCGGCGCGCATAAGCAAATTCAAAAGGCTGTTTTCATTACGCGCCATTGCGCGGCTTGCGTCGTACAGATACCCCGCTTGCTTTCGTGTCGGCGCAAGGCACTGTACATCTGCGCCGTACTCGCCATCAAAAATCTGACCAACAAGCGCGATTGCAGAAGCCATTGTAGTCTTACCCGACCCACGCGCGACCACCAAAGGAACTTCGTGTATCAATCGCCGTTCCTCTTTTGCCTTGTACGTTTTCATCGTGTCCGGGTCTGTCTTTGTGACCTCGACATCGTGGTAAAACCCCCAAGCCGTTTCAAGCCATACTTTTTGTGGTAGTGCCAATTTCAGCATGTCCGGCAAGCCTTTTGTATTGCTGCAATGCTTTTCGATAAAAGCGATCCGGCTATCTGCTTCGCGCTGTTTGAAAGTGTATTGCTTTTTAAAGCGTTCTACGCGCTTGATCGCTTGCTTTACCTCACGGCATACGGGAATATGTTTACCTTGCACAAGATATGCGTACTCGTCAAAATGCTTCATGCTTTTAGTTCCGCCATTGCGCTGTTGATTGCCGCCACAAGTTCATCCGCTTCGGGGTTGATCTGTCGTAGTTGCCGCAGCAACGCAATATTCAAATTACGATATTTTGCTATTGTATCGGTGATTGCTTTCGCGGGCAGACCCTCCCCCGCTTCCGCGTCGTCCAGTAGCTTCCGTTGATAAGCAATAATTTTCAGATTGTCATTGATTGATTCTTTTAAAATCCGCACATCGTCGCGATCCGCCGGATGTATCTCGATCACTCTCACCGCGTCGGGCGCAGATGCAATACGGGCGTTAGGCGCTTCATAATCCGCGCGGCTTTTCAATTTGTTTTCAATGATTTTGAAATTAGTTTCCGATACTTCGCGCTTCGTTTCCGCCAGAATACCTATCCTTTTTCGCACCCGATATAGCCGTGTACGGTTTATTCCAAGTTTGTCCGCCGCTTCTTGCAAATCCATTTCACACGCACCCCCTAAAGTTACACCTGTAATAACCACAAAAAAAATCTACGGAAAAGGGGAGCCACCGTTTTATTTTTATTCACAAAAATCTCGTTACCGGGGGGGATTCCAAACCTCTTCCGCAAACACTTTTTAAAATAAATTGACATCGTTTCTTTTCTCCATCCTGTAATCCATCTGCGCCGCAAAGGTCTTTTTATTGTGGCACACAATGCACATTAGCATTAAATTATCTTCGCCTGTCAAAAGTTTTTCATCGGTGTAATTTTCCGGCGTGATCTCTATTTTGTGGTCAACGATTGATCTACCACGTATCAGCTTCCCGCAGACCTCACAGCGCATCCGCTTTTTGTCCCGCACCGCATCGCGCACCTTGATCCACCGCTTCGACGTATAAAAGCGGTTTTGCCATTTTTTGTACCACTCTGGATAGTCAGCCTTGTACATACTTCACCGCTTCCATTAGTGCGTCTTGTAGTGTCTCTTTACCCTGTAGCACCTTTAGTACCCGCTCGTCAATCGTGCCCGCCGCTATTAGGTGATGGATGATAACCGGGCTTGTCTGCCCTTGCCTGTCAATTCTCGCGTTGGCTTGCAAATAATTTTCAAGCGACCACGTAAGCCCGAACCATACACCGATATGCCCCCCGTACTGTAAATTGATCCCGTGTCCGGCAGATTGCGGATGCACTAAAAGGATTGACACGCCGCCCGCGTTCCACTTATCAAGCAGCCCGCCCGCTCCATCAAACACTTCCGCCCCCGGAAACGCCGCCATCAGGCGCGCGAGGTCGTGCTTGTACTGGTAGTACACAATGATCGGCTGCCCCTGCGCTTCTTCCACGATCCCCGCGAGTGCGTCGATCTTCGCCGTGTGTACCTCCTGCCACTTTCCCCCGTCCGTGTACACTGCGCCGTTCGCGACCTGTAAAAGTTTCCCGGCAAGCACCGCAGCATTTGCCGCCGTGACCTCTTCCCCGCCAAGCGCCATCACCGCCGACCGCTCGACTTCTTTGTACGCCGCCATGTCTTTTTCAGATAGCTGCACGCTGATAATATTGTCCGTCCTTTGCGGCAAATTCAAATAATCCTTTGACCGCATCGAGATACAAATGTCGCTGATCTTTTCGTGTATCTGATCTTCCGCGCCGTCCCGCAGCCCGTACTTGTACACAACGTTCCCGTTTGTCTGCAACGGGTAAAAATACTTCACACGGTATCTTCCGATGTGCTTTTCAAGCCGCGCCCCGGTGTCAAGTAGATACATCTGCGACCACAGATCAATCAAAGAATTGGGCGCGGGCGTTCCCGTCAACCCGATCAGTCTTTTTATAAAAGGGCGCACGTGCCGCAGTGCTTTGAAGCGTTTTGTCCGATTGTTTTTAAAGCTTGATATCTCGTCAATCACAACCGTTTCCCACTGCCACGAAATACCGCTGTCTTTCACAAGCCATTCCGTGTTTTCCCGGTTGATGATGTACAAGTCCGCATCCCGCCCCAATGCGGCGAGCCGATCCCGCACATCCCCGATTACAAGGCTGTATGTCAGATCAACACCCCATTTCCTGATCTCTTCCGTCCACACCTTTTTGCACACCGCAAGCGGCGCAATGATTAAGGTCTTGCCCGTGATCTCACCCGTCATGTACATGTCGGATAGGGCGGTCAAGGTAATCAAAGTTTTGCCCAATCCCATATCAAGAAACAACCCCGCAAAAGGATTGCACTTGATATGCTCGATACATTTTTCTTGGTATTCGTGCAGCATCACCAACACCTTCGCAAGTCAAATATCAATTCGTCTACACCCAATTTACCCACCACCACGCGCACATCATGCCCGCGCTTTCTGATTTGTCTGATTACATACTCTTGACGCGGCGACAATTCCCCGTCAGCGCTTTTGATTTCGACGAACACGACGCGCCCGCCCGGTAGGACACACACCCGATCCGGCACGCCCGTTACACCTGGCGAAACAAATTTCAAGCAAAGCCCGCCGCGTCTCTCGATCTCTTTTTTTAGATAGCTTTCGATTTCCTTTTCCATGTTTTTTTTTCTCCAATATCAAAAATGGTAAAATATGGGGTGACGGGCTATGACGGGCTATTACTATAATATATATATATATAAATTATTTTATCTCGTATGCGATAAGATAGTAAATGCCCGTCATAGCCCGTCACCAATGTTGAATTTTCAACACCGCTATAAAAGCACATCATCTTCAAAATCCTCAAAAACCCGCACCCGCAGACCCAACCACAGCGCGCCCCTCTTCGTTTTTTTCTTTTCAAAACCCCCTTTTAAAAGCGCGTCAATAAACATTTGCGGTTGCTGCCGGTAGTGTCCGGCGCGGCTGCAAAAGTCTGTGTATGCCTTTTCAAGTTCCGATCCAGTGACCCGAAACCGCGTATCTACCTCGCAACATTCTTCTAAAAAAGCAGACAGCCAATCGTTATTTTTTCTATATGCTTCCACAGCATCTACAACACACTTTGGCGGTGTAATTTTTCCCCGCGCCGCTATGTATCTGACCGCCCCATCAATCACCCATGACAGGATCGCGCTGCCCGCTTTTTCAAACAAAAAATCTTCATATTTCTCTATTTGCTTTTCGGCGCTGATCTCCGCCCCGAACGGGACGACCACAAGCCGCCGCCAAGTGCCGACATCCGATGATCCCACCTTTGGCAGATAATTTGTGTACATGATGATGGTGTGCGTTGGTTCAAAGATGAAAGCGTCCTTGAATTTCTTTTCCCCTTTGATCTTGTCTGTGCTGCAAAGGGTCTTGACCATCGCTTCATTCAGCCGCGCCCCCTGCGCCAGTTCTGGCGCGATTACAAACCGTTTCCCCCGCAGATCGGCGGCTTCCCAATTCTTTCCCCTGTATCCTGTCGTCAGCACATCGGCGTTGATCCCCCCGGCATAATCCCCAAGCACGCGGTCAAGCGTATTAAAAAATGTGCTTTTGCCGTTTTTACCGCTGCCGTACGCGATTATGATACCCTCGGTATACACTTCGCCGACCGCCGCCCGTCCTGCGATCACTTGTAGATAGTCCGCCAGTTCCTGATCCCCGCATGTGATAACGTCCAGAAACGCACGCCATATGTCTGTGCCGTCCGTACCCGGTGTTACACCTGTAATTTTTGTGCAGTAGTCCGCCGGATCATGCGCCCGTATCTCGCCTGTCCTAAGATCAACCGTTCCGGCGGGCGTATTTAAAATGCAGTTGTCATGATCCAGTTTATCCACTTCTACCGCGATCCGGGGTTCTGCTTCTTTCAGCGCTGCGGCGATCTTTGCCGACGACCGCGACGTTTTGACGTGCGCCAGATATGCTTTTGCCGCTTCATACTCTTTGCTTTTTTTATCTGTGACATCTGCAAAACCCCTGATTGCTTCTTTCAGCTGTCTGGTGGTCAGTGCTTGCGCAAGCCCCCGCGCCCTGATCTCGGATTCCCTCCACACGCGCCCATCAAAGACTAAATACCTTGTCGCGCTTGTCCACGCCAACCGATCCCCATATTCCCGCGCAAGGATTGCCGCTTGTCCAACATCCGAAAAATCACCGGGCTTCACACCATCCGAAAAGTCGGATGCTTCAAATTCTTCTGGCGGGATGTACCCCGGCGCGCCCGCAATCTCTTTTTTAAAAAATTTTAGCGCTGATCCCCATATCGTACGCAGTTCTTCGCCCCCAAGCGGCGGCACGCAAGCCCCCGCCGCGTCTTTAAACGCTTCCCGCGCCCGTGCGGTGTCGCCGTACTTTTTTAATATCTGCGCCGCCCTGCGGGATAGGGCGCTATTGCGCTGCCCCTGTGGTATACCGCCGTCGCTGTAACTTACCGCGTTTTCCGGCTCGATCCCCGCCAAAACCATGTCAACCATCATCGACCCTTTAAAATGCTGTATAGCGGGGTTTTCAACCCCAAAAAAGAATCTTGTAGCATCTTTCGCCCCCCGGTCAAAGCCGGGGAATACGGATATCGCTTTTTCTTTCAGCCGGACATACTCTTGTGCATCCGTGACGGGCGTGGATAGTGGCAGATAAACATGGAAGCGCGGGCGCGCTGATTCTGTTTCTTTGGCTTTCCAGTCATTACGGCTTCCCACCGTGTAATACTCCACATCGAAAAAAATGTTTTTGAGGTCTTCGGGTAGTACCCACTCCGTTTCTTCTTCGATCCCGCTGTTGTCTACGTCCATCATCAAAACATCTGACGATATAAAATTAGCGTTCGCCCGCCGACTATCCTTACATAGCGCGCCGATATGGTCATACCTTGCTGCCTGTGCCAGATCGGAAGTTTCGATTTCATAAAGCGTGTTTTTTTTATCGCCCCTTTTGCTTGACCTGTATAGCTTCAAACTGCAAACCTCCTATATCAAACACTTACTTTTTTCTTCAAAATCTGCCGCGCTGCTTTTTCAGCTATGTAATTTCTAAAGCAGCTTGATTGCATGTGCAGCCCGGTTAACAAACGTCCGCACTTTGGGCAGAACATTGTATTTTCATATTCGCTTTCAATCGCTTCGTTTGTTTTTAGCCACAAGCTAAAATCTTTTTGAGCGTCGGCGTATTGCTGCGGTGTCAGCTTTCCCATATCAACCCCCCCCCTATTTTTTATAAAACCCCAATCGCTCAATGTCGCACCCAAGCGGCAGACCTGCCGCCCAAGCGGGCGCGTTGTTTACCATTGCATCAAGGATTCTGCTTTCGAGTTGTATCGCCGGATCATCCGCCCACTTTTCAGGTGCTTCAATTACTATTTCATCGTGGACGTGAAAAGCAATCGCGCACCCCTCGGATAATTTTTTCATTGCTCCCGCAAGAAGATCACGGGCGATTGCCTGTACAATGTTTTCCGTGATCTTGCCGCCGTACGTCTCGATCCGCTCCATCTTGCCGCCGAGACCCGCGCCCATGTAGGACAGCCGCCCATCGCCATGTACGCTAAAATCACGGTACACAAGATAACGCCCCGAGGGCAGTGTAATTATCAAGTGCCCCGCGTGACGCGCAAACATACATCCTTTTTGGTCTTGCTGCTTTCCTAACCCCCGGAAAGCATCTTCTGCCATGCGTGCATACTGCTTCCACAGCTTCACGATCTGCGGATTGGCTTCACGCCAAGCCCCGGCGATCCCCGGTAGTTCTTCCTCGTCGATTCCCATTTTAAGCGCGCCCATAGCCACAAGCGCGCCCGTCCACCCCTGATACCCAAGCGCAAGCGTGGCGACCTTGCCGCGCTGCCGTTCATCTTTTGTGATCCGGCTGATCGGTTTTTTAAGCATCCGCGCCGCCGCCGCTTCATAGATTTTCCCGTCGCCGCGAAACACATCAAGCACCCATTTTTCTCCGGCAAGCCAAGCAATGATACGCGCTTCAATGGCGGAAAAATCGGCGGTATAAAAGACACATCCCGGACGCGGCACTATTGCCGTGCGTATAAGCTGCTTTAAAATGTTCGGGCGATCATAGATCAAATCAAGGGCTTCGCCATCGCCGTCCTTTACAAAACCCCGCGCAAGGTCAAGCGTTGGATCGTGGTTTCTCGGCAAGTTCTGCACCTGTACAAGCCGCCCCGCCCATCTTCCAGTGCGCGCGCCGTAATACTGCAAAAGACCACGCACGCGCCCATCACTGCACGCCGCCGCCATCATCATCTTGTATTTCTTTACCGCGCTGCCGCTTGCCTTTTGGCGCAGTTCCAAAACGCGCCGCACGTCCGGCGGCAAAGCACCAGATAGGGCGGTTTCAATCGCTTCCGCGTCAAGGCTTGTAAAATCCGGCGCGGTGGTGGTGTTTAGCCACCCATGTAGCTGATGTACGCTATTCGGGTTGTCAATGCCTGTGATCTTTTTGATCTCGGCAAGCGCTGCGCCTTGCGCTTCGCGGCTCATGCGCTCCGCATTTTTTGCAAGGTCAAGATCAATTAAAACGCCTCTATCATTGATCTGCTGATCGAGTACATAAAGTTCCTGTTCTGCGTCGGGCAGCCGCCCGACTGCATCGCTGATCGCCATTTCAACACGAACGTCTTGCTTGCAGTATTCTTTGAAGCGTTCCCAATCTTCCCCCTCGGGCTTTTGAAAAGGCGGATTTGAAAACTTGTTGATAAGCCTTGTGCCCGCCGCGTCTTTTTGCGATTCAATGCCGAGGTATTCAGCGACGTTTTTCAAACTGCCCTGTATGCCGTGATACGATGCTGCCGCCATTGTGCAGTGCCAACCTTTTATTTCTGTAGTTGCATCACTGGGATGTTCGCATCGGAGTACAAGCGGCGCGTTTTTTCTGAACGATTCCCGGATATTTTGAAAATGCTTATTCAAACATACCCGCTCAAATTGCGCATTAAACGCGTGTTTGATAATATCGTACCTTTTTAAACACCCGATCATTGCTTCCGGGATTTCTTCGCCATTTGCAAGGTCTATGATCTGTACGTCCCCGCCGTCAATTGAATACGCGAAAAGCAAGATCGCAAAATCAGGGTCTTCACAATATTTATACACGCCGTATTTAATGTCTGTGCTGCTGCGTGTCTCGATATCCAGATGCAATATCATTTCTTGATCTCCTGCGCGCACGCCGCATCATCCGGCGGGATGTAGCTGTCGTCAGCTTCGCACTTATCATAATATCGGCAAGTCTCGCACGCGCCCGCCGCTATCGCTTCAATTTCCCTTTTGTCCATTTTTTGCCGATTCCTTTATCTGATTCATGGTGTCAACAAAATTTTCTTTTTGCTCGTTCATCAGATCATCTTTCATCATCCTAAGATCGGTTTTTAGGTCTAATACTGTCTGTTTTTGATTCTGGTTGCTGATCGCTGTCACAAAAATATAATTGATTGCCATTTGCGCAACGTTCATGATTACACTGTCAAGGTTCACACCTTGCACCCCCTGCATAGATCGCGTTTTGCGTCCCTAACCGCTTCCGCCGCCGTGAATGACCCATACACATTGATCTTTTTTCCGCAGCCGTCACAATAAAGCGTAAATTTTTCGCCTTGTATTACTATCAAATTTTTCGCCCCCGGTATTATGGGCGGGGAAAGTCATTTGCTGCTAACAAAATTCACTTAATGCCCCGCCCGTATTTTTAAAGCAGATCGTCACTATCTTCGTAGTCGTCAAAATCGTCTTCCGCACGCGTCCGCCCGCCGAGGTAGTCACCATCCGCGAGTTTTTGCACGTGATTCAGCCCCGCCGAAACGCCTTTGTTTCCGGCGGTATTGTATGCAAAGAAGTTGATGGACGCACGACCATAGCAGCCTGAATAAAGTTCACTGCTATCAAGGATTTCATTTTTAGTGATATCCACCACGCCCGGACGCGTCTTTGAAGAAACGTTCATGAAATAATGCCCCGCGTATTCCGGGCGCTCGTCCTTTATCAAATCCCCCGCGTCGTTTTCTTCGGTATCCCCGTCGCGCAGATTAGTTTTTAAATTCGCGGGCTTCTTGCCGCCGAATTTTGTCTTTAAGCCCGCTTCGATTGCGGCTTCCTGCGCCGCTTTGATTTTTTTGATCGTTTCTTTGTCAGTTTTGGGGATCAGCAACATGACGCTGTAACGCATTTCCCCCGACGGCGTTTCCGCCATTTCAAAAACATGTAAAAAAGAGAAGCGTACTTTTCCCGTGACAACTTTAGTCGATTGGTTTGTGTTCATTTTGTTTTCCTTTCTGTATCAATTTGATGGTGTCCCTACAATCTTTGCAGATCGGGGCAAGGGTAAAAGGTATCGGCTCGCTGCTTGTATACAGCAGCATTTTTGCTTTGTACGTCTTGCCTGTGATCCGCGCGCCGCAGAATTTACAATAAGCTGGATACATCTTCAAAATCCTTTGCTGCCGCCGATGTGCTATTGATCTCTTCACGCTTGTCGGTGTCCGGCACAAGTACAGGTCTTCCCGGCGGTTTTTCGATAAGGCTGCCGATCAACTCACCAAGCCTTTTCGCACCGATGTTTTTTTCAAGGGCGGTGATCCCTAAAAGTTCCGGCACGGTCAAATAGTCTTTTTCTTCTACCCCGTCCGCGTCAAACTGCGCGATTGCCGCGTCCTTGTCCCGGATCACGCGGTTGCTTCTACCCTCGACAAGTTTCCACCCCGGATATTTCACGCCGTGATCCCGCGCCTTTTCGAGCGCGTAAGCTTCGACATCCGCATACCATTTGACATATGCCGCGCCATGTGACAAGCAATCCGCGATTTCCTGCGGACACATTACAGTAAAGGGAATAATCATTTCGGGTATTTCCGTTGCTGTAAAATCTGCCCGCGCTGTGTCCATCATCAAATCCGCCCGCGCTTTACATACCGCCCTTGCACGGCAGAAGCGGCAACCCTCTTCGCTCGGCGCGTACTCCCCGCCGCCATCGTGCGCGATATCCGCGATAGGCTTGACATATTCCGCCGCCCATTTTCGTAAAGCATCCGCGCTGATCGTGTAGGTGGATTGCGCATAAAGTCGCGGTTGTATGATTGTCATAGAAACGGTTTCAAAATCGTACGCGATTTCATACTTCCGCATCGTGCCATACGCATAAAGCATTAGTTGCGGATTTTCCTCGGCATCCACTGGAACGCCTTTACCATATTTAAGGTCGATGATATGCAGCACATTATCAGCCACGATCACCACATCAGCAGTGCCAAAACCATCCGGCACGACATCGGAAAAATCAACGCGCTGTTCCAGATCAATATGCGGCTTGCCGTACTCCTGCGCGATCTGCCAAACTTCGTTGGCGTATTCTTCGATGTACCTTTTCATTTCCGCGTCAGCTTCAAGTTTTTTTATGCGGTCTTGAAACGTCCTTTTTTTGATCTTATTGAATTGATACGATAACATTTCTTCCGCGACCTTGTGCGCAAGCGTGCCCTCTGTCGCGTACTCTGATCCGGGATCAGGCAAGGTCTCTTCAAGCGCCGCCGACGGCTGGCAGATAAGCCACCTATGTGCCCCGGACGCGGACAGTTTCGCGTGTGCTGTCATTACAGTGCCCTTGCGTGTGCAGCAAAAGAAAACAAATCATCTTCTGCAAGTTCCGACACGCGCGATACTTCGTACTTATCAAGCAGCGCCGCGAGTTCCTCGCGCTTGCCCCGCTTGATTGCTTCCGCCGCGAGTTCTTTCACTGTGACAAATGAGACATCTTCATCTTTTGGCGCAGCTTTGGGCAATTCCATTTCTGTCTGTAAATCCTTTTCCGGCGTGTCCTTCTTTGACTTTTTCACCGCCGCTTGTACTACCGTTTCGGAAAAATCCGCGCGGTTTTCATACATGGCTTTCAGCGTGTCAAACAGTTCTTTGGACGTACTCGCCGTGATCTTGATCTCTATCATTTTTGATTTTCCTTTCTGCGATTTTGTAAACGGTTTCAAAAAACGCCGGGATGGTGTAACCGTCAATGCTGTCTACCTCGCGCCCGTCCGCGAGTTCGTGGATTACTTTCATGACGCGCCCGCTTTTAAACTTTCCGCAAATGCTTTAGCATCGCCGACATAGATCAGATTAAGCGGATAGCGGTACAGCGCCGCCATTTTTTCAAGTAATACAAATGATGCGCTCTCGCTGTTTTGCTCAAACTTCCGCAGCGTGTCGCGCGTCATGCCGAGCAGTTCCGCCGCTTCTTCTTGCGTGTAGTCCATGCGCACGCGCAAAGCTGCAATCGTAAATTTCTCGTGTTCCAAAATATTGTCCTCCTTTCGCATTACGCGTAATGTATCATGCGTAATGCGTAAAGTCAAGCACAAAAAGCATAAAGTTTTAGGCACATACAAAAATGTAAGAAGGGCAGAATATCAAGGTATGGCAAACCTCCTATATCACGGCAAAACATTGGCGCGGATTATCCCGCGCTTTTTGTTTTGCGCAAAATGCGTAAAATAATTGACATTTTGCATAATTAGTGATATTTTTAAAGCGCCGGAAAAACACAGGAGGTAGAAATATGACGGCGTACAAAGAGACAATATCAAAAAACATCAAGCGGCTGCGTCAATCAAAAGGCTTAACCCTTACAGATGCGGCAAAAGCCCTTAATACATCACCGTCCACCATCAGCGATTGGGAAACAGGACGACGCACACCCCGCGCGGGAAACATCGAAAAACTTGCAGAATTTTTTGGTTGTTGGAAGTCCGATATCATGTACGACGCGGCAGAATCGGTAAAACACTCCGTTGTCGCGCACGAGATAATTGACTTGGAAAGACTAATCAGCGGGACAACGACCCGGATCGTTTGGGAAGACCGCTTTTTATCCGACAGAGAAAAAGCACTTGTAAAAAGGATCATAACCGCCGTATTAGAAGAAGGGAACGAAGAATGAAAAAGAAGTTGATAGTCGCCGGGGCATGTGTATTGTGTATCGCTGTCACTGGATGCGGCACAACCGCACCCGCCAACCCTGCATCTGCGCCCGCACCTGCGCCAGTACCCGCGCCCGCGCCAGTGCAAGAGGAAAAACCCGCCCCGGTACAGCAAGATGAAAAGCCGGTGGCAAAAGACCCCGCATATGAAATTTTAATGGAAGAGGAAGACGGCGCGTTTTTGTACACTGTCCAGATATCTGCGCCGCCCGATTGGTCAGAAGATGATTGGTGGAGACATCGCGACTATGCAAAAAAGATCGTAGAGGAAATACAAAGCGAACGCAAAAGCAGTGACGAAGTATGGATTCTTGGATTATTTGAAAACAACGTAGTCTTTGATTGGCAGTCCGACAACCCGCGCGATCTATGGCTGCACGACCCAACGAGCAGACTGAAACCCGTTGTTTATTTATTATACTAAAAGGACTGATACTTAATGAAATGCGCCTTATATATCCGCGTATCCACAGACGCACAAGCAGAAGAAGGGTACAGCATCGAGGAACAAACCGAAAGACTAAAAGCCTATTGTAAGGCGAGGGGGTGGCGCGCCGTCAAGATTTATACGGATGCGGGGTTCACGGGATCGAATATTAAACGCCCCGGAATAGAATCGCTTATCAAGGACGCTGCGAAATATGACGCGGTGATCGTGTACAAGCTTGATCGGCTTTCCCGATCCCAAAAAGACACCTTGTTTTTAATAGAAGAAGTGTTTTTAAAAAACGGCGTTGATTTTATATCCATCAATGAAAACTTCGACACGTCAACTTCTTTCGGGCGCGCCATGATCGGCATACTGTCAGTATTCGCGCAGCTTGAACGCGAACAGATCAAAGAACGCATGACAATGGGAAAAATCGGGCGCGCTAAAAAGGGTCTGTCAATGTGCTTTGGTACGCCCCCATTTGGATACACCTATGAAGACAATTTGCTGCACATCGACCCCATCGCGGCGGGGATCGTAAAAGATATCTACGGTATGTATCTTTCCGGCGTGTCCATCAACAAAATCATGGATGATCTTAACGCCGCCGGGCGCTTTAGTAAGACCCAAGAATGGCGGCATGTCACGATACGCAACGTGCTTCATAATCCTGTTTACACCGGGCGCAACAAATACAAGGGCACATTATATAATGGCAACCACACCGCGATCATTAGCGTAGAAGATTTTGAGAAAGTGCAGAAAGAAATAGAATGCCGCCAAACACAAGCCTATGAAAAAAACGGCGTTTCGCGTCCGTTTCAGTCGCGATATATGCTGTCCGGGCTGCTATGCTGTCCCCGCTGCGGCGCACGTTTCGGACTTATGCAAGGCGGCATACGTAAAGACGGGACGCGGAAAAAAATATATCAATGCTATTCACAGGTCAGTCGCGGCAAACACCGCACATCCTACCGCAACCCGGACGGCTGTGACGCAGACACATACCCCCTTGCGGATTTGGAAAACCTTGTACTTGGCGAAATAGAAAAACTGCGCCTTGATCCTGCCGCAGCAGCAAAAGATACACAAGACAGCGCGGAAGAGATAAAAGCACTTGAATGGAAATTATTGGAAGCATCAAAATCGCTTGAACGGCTCGTAAGTCTGTATGTTAAAGGTAATCTACCCCTTGAAATACTGGATAGTGAACGGGAAAAAATCGAGATTGAAAAAACCGGGATGGAGAAACGGATCGGGCAGCTAAAAGAGAAAACACCCGCCATGAGTATGGTGGATGTAAACACGCTGTTTGCTGCGTTCCCGGCAGACATCAGAGCAGTGGAATACGGCGACCAAAAGAAAATCGTAAACGCCCTGATCTCCGAAATAAGTTTAAACAGCGATACCGTGCGTATCAAATGGAGATTTGTATAATGACATATTTACTACACACCATATTCATGATGTGTAGTAAATATACCGTTTTTTTTGCGAAAAACCCCCGCCGATCTGTTGGCAGGGGTTTTGTTTATTTTACATTCGCGAGCAACTTTGTAAGTTCCGTTTCCACCAGTGCCAACTTGTCAAGCAAAGTAATGTTTTCTGATTTTAATTCCGCGCAGTTCGCACACTCGGGTGGCAGTATGGGCGGCTCTTCCGGCGGCGGGTCTTGTACTCCGTCGGGTCTGCCCGCCGCAAAATCCAAAAGATTAGCGTATATTTTTAGAATTGATTGCCCGTATGTCGTGCCGGGAACTGCCCATCGACCGTTTAGGTCAACCCAATTCGGCGCAATACCACGAGAGACAAGCCCAAAACGCGGGTCAACAAGAGTTTCCCCTACCGGAAGCGGGTCTTTACAGGCATACGCGAATAGGTGCTGTATATGCGCCTTTACGCCGATCTCGATGGTCGGGAAAGAATTACCCTGCGCCCCGCCACCTGTCGCGCCAATACCGCCGAAGTTATTTTGCTTTGCGCCGACATCGCCCGAATACTTAAACCACCCCGTTTCGTGAATTGCCTGACAGAATGCGACATCACCGCGTACGCCGTATATCTCGCCTTGTTTGATAAACTCGCTGGCGATTGTGATATCAAATGCGGCGTTGTTTCTGCGCACAAAGTCGGCAAGAATATTGGGATTAGTGATAACCGCTTTCCCCATAATTGCATTGTTATTGGGTAGGACTGTCGGCGGCGGTGTGGTTGTCGGCGGCGCTGTTGCCGCTGCCGGGTCATAAATCAGCGTCCCGTCTGCATCATAGACCTTGT